TTGTTACCGTGTCTGCATTTCCCGTTACGTCACCCGTTACGTCGCCCGTCAATGGCCCAGCAAAGCCCGTTGCTGACAATATAGAAGTGTCGCTATTGTAAGTGAGCCCCGTGTTTGTCTTTGGCTCCAAATCCCCAGTCGCAGCCGTAAAGAACGCCATAAAGCAAGTGGTGTCTGTGGCCTCATTGGCTACGGTAATATCTGTAGGAGTTCCCGCCCCACTAGCCGCCGTGATGGTTACTGTATCAGTTCCCGCATCCGTGGTAATTGTAACGTTTGTGCCACCCACTAGAGTCAGCGTGTCTGTTGTGGAGTCTGCTACTACATTTGACTGTCCGGCAACCGCAATAGTTTGGAATAAGCTTTGGTCGCCCGTGTTTGTGCCTGAAACATTGTTTGCCGTTAGGTTGTCGCTATCGTCAATCAAAACGCCGCTGTTTTGTAGCAACTTACCTGTTGTGGTGTCCCATCTAGGAATAGCATTATTAGTAGCACTTGCGGGGCCTACAACATCGCCACTGCCGCCGGGTAAGTCATCATAATCAATCTGCCTATTGCCTACACCATCCTCCCAAATCATCAACTTATCACCAGAAGCAAAAGCGGTTCGAGCCGTCGTATTCTCTATGTCCACCGTCCACACCGTACCTGTGCCGGACACGACAATATCACCATAATCAGCATCTGCTGCACCACCGAAACCATCCAAGGCCGCAGTTATAGCCTCGTTAACGTACTTTCGTGATGTTCCACCACCGCCACTACCGCGACCGTCACGCCCCCTTACATGCCCTGCATTTACAATCGTACCGTCATCCAAAGAAACTTGCAGATCGCCCTGAGCGTCGACTCTGGCGCTAACAACAGATACTCCATCCTTACCGTCACCACCTTTTACGGACACCTCCTTGACAATCGTTTTCTCTATGGTTTTCTCTATGGTTTTCCCATCTATTCCAGGGTCACCTTTAAGCCCCTTAGTAACAACGCCCGGCTCACCACGCAAGCTATCAATAAAATCTCGCTTACTTCCCGCATTGCCTTCTTTCTGCCACACCTCGTAGGCTGACAATCCAGCCGCGCCTTGCAACGCTTCTATCTTACCAATAAGCTTGATAACCTCTTGATGGTCGATGTACGCGGTCAGCTTGTCTATTGCTTTGGTCGTTCCATCTTTCATTTTAAGCGATTTAGCTTTAGTTATCGCATCGTTATATTTACCCATGATAAACCTTTGTTACAATTAAGCTGTTCGTTGCCACACGTAAGCGGCAAGATAAGGGTTTAGTATGCTGTGAGCACCACCACCTGCATTAGTAGTAATCGCACTTGTAGCGCTTCCGTCTGCCGTAGTCGCCGTTGTTCCCGTATCTCCAAGCCTTGCGGCAGAACCACCACTAGCGCCACCCGTGTTAGTCGCTATAGCGTAGGTTAGGTCTGGTATTTCTGCAGCGGTAAGCGTGTGTGTAGCCGCCCCCCCCGTTGAGCCTGCCGAGTATGTCCCGCTAGCGCCTATAATAAATTTATCGGTAATAGCTGACCACGTACCAAACCCAAGAAGCGTTGCTGGGTTAGTTGAATTGGTCGCGTTAAAATACAAACTGCCAACGGGGTAATTTAAAGCCGCAACAGACGCAGCGAATGTAGCAATTGCAGTAAATGCAGGGTCGGCATCCGCGCCGCCTGATAACAATGGATCGCCTGCTGTACCTTGCGTTGTTAGGAAACCGAAACCGTCATCCGCCGCGTTTTGAATGGCTAACGCGCCCTGCTTGCTACTGGTAAAGTCAGGTAACTTTGCCCCCAACTCATAGCCAGTTTCGCCAGCATTTACTTTTAGTAACTTAGTTGCGTCACCAGAGCCAGCCTCCGGGAGGTTAACGCCCGCCGCACTTGCAGCCGCCTCGTCTGCGCTGGTAGATGCGGCACTAGCAGAGACTACAGCCGCCGCAGCACTAGAGCTTGCTGCGTTTTCTGAGCTTAATGCCGCCGCTGCACTAACTCCCGCCGCCGCCGCCCCCGCAACTAAATCTGTATTGGTAGCCCCCACCTTAAACAAACCCGTAACCCCATCAAAGACCAACACCGCATCATCAGTAGGCTCTGGTAAGGTAGAGGCTGTGGTTGATGAGGTGGCGGGGAATTTGAGGGAGCGGTTAACTGCTTCGTCAATGTCCTGCGACAACCCCACCGCCCTATCTATAGCCGTTTCAACCGACTTGGCGGGAAACTTCGATCCCGTAGGAAGTACAACGGTTTGCGTTTGGGCCAAGGCCCTGCGTATCTGTATATCTTGCGTAGCAGATGGGATTTTACCAGCAACCGTTTCAATGCTTGCCGTGCCATCCACCGCTATAGTTACAGCGTAATGCGTTGTTAATGTCAGGGTTTCCTCAAGAGCGTCCGTGGCTCGTGTAATAATCTCCACCACCAGATCAGCAGCAGTAAAAGCCTTCGCTGAAAAAGCAAACGTGTCAGTGGACGCATTACCCTCGTACCTAAATTTGATTGCTGCATCTGATATGGTCATAATGTCCTCTGTGTTTAATCTACATTAAATTGTTGTGTTACTCAACACCTACTCAACCGAACCCGCCGACCAACCAAGCACGCGCTTCGCTCCCGTCAACACTTCTCTTCCGTCATTTGTTTGTGTCCCCTCCACTATTTCCACAACTCCAGTTGCCGCATTAAATACTTGCTTTACTGGCTTGCCCGTAAACGTCCCCACACCTTCCGCAATTTCTTGAAGAGATTCAAGTAAGTCCTCCATATCGCTAGATTTTATTGCGCTTACTATCCCTTTTTCAATTTCCTCCAAACTAGAAACAATTGACCTATCACCCCAGAAATATTCTCCCGTCAAACTTGCAAGAGCATTTGCTGCTAAATCACCAAGAACAAACACCCCATTAAAAGAACCTAATAAACCCACCCTCAATTGGTGGTCTCCTTCCCATTCAAACCCATCAGAAACAAACTGAAACAAAGAAGGTAAAATAAAATGGTAAATTGCTATTTTTTTATAAAACTCCTCTTTTGTTATTTCCTTTCGCCTTATTTGCCTTATAGCCCTCATTTCGGCCCGAAGGTAGGCGTTAGGAGCAGACATAAACATTGTCATTGTTCGCGCAAGCGCCCCACCTCGCTGCAACTCTGATTGCTGATCTATATCCCGTGACTGCTGCGTAGACGACACCTTAGTTTCAAAAACACGTATCGCTTGATCGAGTGTCTTGCCTTGGTCTAGGGCGTGCTTAATTACAGGCCACCCGCCCAAGTAAATACCCCCCCGGTCTCCCATGCGAACAAACGACAGAAGAAACTCATTAATGCGTGCGTTGTGGCGAAGCCCCTTGAATAAAACCTCTTTTCCAGCTTGCGCCTGCTCCTGCTCGACACTTGATCCACGCCCCCGCATTAAATTGGTTTCAGACATTAGTGCAATTACTTTTTTCCTATTTTTTGCAAAATCAGCCATGCCAGCCACAAAATCTTTTATTGGCATGCTATCCGCTAAAGCAATAAATGAAACTATCTGTTTGGCTGCAAGGACAGGCTTTGCAGCCAGAACAGACGTAGCAAACGCGCCGTTTAAATAGTCCACTATTTTTTCTATTCCTACGCTACTGCGAACGCCCCCCCTTGTAAAGTCAGCTAAGTAGCCGTCTATAACGCCAAGCATGTATTTGCCATTCTTTGCCTCTATTGACTTCCTAACTCCTACATTTCCAAACAAGCCGTTCAACTCTTGCACCTTTTCCGCAAGGTGTATAAAATGGCTCATTTCCACAACGTGCCTTTGAAAAACGGCTATATCAGATGATTTTTTTAACGCCAGAGTACTAGCTACGCGCGACTTTAAGCTACCCGCAGATACAGACCGCCTATGCCCCGACTCTTTTAGAAACTCATCCACAGTGCTTTCATTTTTGACCTGTCTTGATATAGGGCTATATGCTTCGTTTTTCGGAAGATTAACACCGTAAACCCTAGAATAAACCTCGTTTATTTTCGGATAGAATTCATGATATATTTTCATCTGCTCGCGGGCAAACTGCTTTTCTTTTGCGTCTAGCAACTCAAATATAGCCTCTTTCATTTCCGGCGTAATCCCGTTACCTTTGCCGTCGCGGAACTCTTCTTTTGTTAGTTTTCTAGTTAACCCCTCAATTAGTGTAGGGTCTTGAAACTCCATCCACAGTTTGCGTGCTTGTGCTACCGTATATTCCAGCCTGACCTCCACGCCAGCCGTATTAATAAACCGCCTTTTAGCTAGCTCTACATTTGTGTCAGAATCTTGCTCGAACTTTTTTATTAACGCCTTGCCTTTAACACCAGAAGCATTTTCCGCTGCATTTGCTAATTTCTCCGACAAAGCCAACACAGTTCCTTTTGCATCCTGCAATAATTCAGTAATTTGCAAATCATCGCGCAACCGCCTCCCCCGCCTCATCTTTCCCAGCACAACATCCAAAGTGTCAAACCATCCGTAACTTTTACCGACAAAGAACGCTGATGTATTTCTCTTTATTTTTTTGATCCTGCCGTTTAAAGAGGTGTTGTCTTGAATATTGATGTTTTCCCCCTCCGTCACAACATCAATAACGCCATCTTTCAAAATTGCGTTGCGCTCTCGCTTTGCGAGTAATGATTCTTTATTAGCAAGCTTGCCAGTTTCTTTTAACGAGCGCACATCTTTAAGTAGGTCATTTAATTCGTCAATAGGTGCGCTCGCTCCATCAGCAACCAACGCCAATACCCTGTTTTCTAGGGCTTCTTGCGCGGTTGGGAAACCCTCTATTTTAGAAAGGCTCTCCTCTAGCTGTGCAGCCGCATCGCCCTTAGACAGCTTGAAAATGTTACGAATAAGATCGAGTGCTTCTTGTATCTCGGGTGTGAATTTCCCCCGTGGTTTTCCGCTTTGTTTCGTAATTTTGATTGCTGACAGCTCCTTTTTAAGCTGCCCACGTAGCTTTCTGCGCGCCTCCCTCTCTAGCAACTCAGAAACTCGCGCCTGAATATCATCCAACTTCTTAACTAGCTGGTCTGCGGTCTGTATGTTCTTGATGGTGCTGATAAACTTCGCCTTATCCTCCGCCTGCAAACCAGAGCTGTCGAGTAGCTTTACAATCTGCGCTTGTGCGTCTTTGATTTCAGTCTTGGCAAGCTGCTTTCCTTTCTTAATGCCAGCCACAAAGGTTTTTAACTTATCGGCGAATATTCGGGTAGGCTTCTCCTCCACCTTCTTTTTCTTCTCTGCCAGCCTTTTTGTAGAAGATGCCGCTTTCTTTTCCTTAGTTAGAATCTGGCGGTTAAGTTTCTTATTTACAGCCACACGCTCACGTGCAACCTTTAACGCCTCGCGGGTAAATGAGATGCCTTGCTCAGATAGGGCTTGATCCAGGTTAAGCAATAAAGTGTCTAATTCCTCTAGCTGCTGGGCATCCCCTATATCTAAAGCAGAAAACACCTTGTTGCCGTCGAAGTCCTGTGAAAACGCATCAAGAAACTCAGCCTCAGATGGTCGCTCCTCAAAGAATCCCGCCTGCACTGCGCGCTCCCCCATCTCATTTAGGGTTATGCCTCCTTTGTTAATGATGGTGCGCTTGTTCTTGCCAACACCTATAGCCATTAAGTCCTTCCCAAAGTTGGAGATTCCCTCATTTAATTGCACGAACTCCGTTAAACCCAGTGGCTTCTTTATAGCTCTTTTTATCTTTAGCGCCTCTGCTGTTTGTTCTAATAGCGTGGCAGTTTCTTCGTCCTCAATAACCGATGTACTTTGGATTTCCTCAATATCACGCAATAGTGACACTTCAATATCATCCGTTTCCGCTTGCACGTCACCCAATATACGTTGCTGCTCGTCACTCATCTGATCTTTAATGAATTGGACGGCCTCAGTCTCTCGCGTTATTGCCGACTCCACACCACTTTCTGCAATGGCTTTTGTTATATTCTGGGCGCGTTCCGCCTCTGCTTTTGGTGGCGCTCCTATCGGGGAGTTTTCCTTTTCTATTAACATGGTCATCCGAGGAACCGCCTCTGACGCTACCACCGCCGCCTTTATCGCCTCAATCTCGACCTTCTTTAAGCCCGCCGTTTTTGCCCTCTTTTCAGATAAAGACATAACCGTAGCGACAGGCGCACCAATAACCCCACCAAGCAAGGCAGAGTAAGCCACGTCCTCCGCAGCCTCCATAAGTGACGTATCGCGCACGCCCGTTATATTTGTTATGGCCTCTTCTGCTGCTGTCTGTGAGCCCTCTTGCAAAGCCTCCACAAGCGACCGCTTAATAACCTTTTTAATAATCTTATCGCCCGCACCTATTTTGATAAACCTATCAATACCCACTATTTCTAGTGCGCCCTCCACCGTGCCAGCCAAGCCAGCAACGTGTGCCGCATCACTTGGCTTCATGCCCGCCTCGGTGGCCTCTATGTAAACGCTGGAGTTTTGGATGGTTCCGAAAAGAACCGTAGCGGGAACAGTTGATTTTGTTACCGCAGTTAATCCTAGTGCCGTTAAAAGGCTGGTTGACCCCTGGCCCACATCAAACACAAAAGCATCTAACCCGCCAGCTTCCGGCCTTAACAACCCATTCCTTTCCATCATCGCTTTGTTATTGGCAATCATATCTGTAGCAACTCTTTGCATAGCGGCGTTTGCAGGTAGTGGATTTAATTCATCCTCTACCGCCAAACCTTGCGTTGCTATCCCCCGTATAGGGTCATTTGCCAAAGCTCTCTTTTGGTTCTCCGCAATCTCTTTTAATATCCCGCCCATGATCTGGGGGGCCTGCGCGAATCCAGACTTTACGCCCGTAAAGAGGTGACCAAGCACACCCTCATCCTCTGGCATCTCTGTCATGCCTATAAAGTTATTGGGGTTTTTGTTAGCGCCCGCTACTGTCGCCGAATACTCCACCTCTTTATCGTCGTAGTGGCTGGGAATTTCTATTGTTTTGGATGTGTTCTCGTCAAACACTTTTAACGTTGGGTGTTCTTCTTGCTCTATTGGCTCGCTAAAGAAGTCAGAAGGCAATTGATCCACGCTACCTGCATCTGGCGCAGAGCTAAAAAACCCTTCGGGAAGTTCGTTGATGTTTCCTGACTCTGGTAGCAAGGCCATTACTTAATGACCTCAAATTTTCCGTTACTAAATACCCGGTATTTCCTGCCATCCCCACCCGTCTTTATAGTGAAGTCTTGCGCGGCCTTCGCGTCTGCTGGTAGCTTTGTCTCAAAATTGCCATTTCTACTAACTGTGCCATCCCTTTTAAGATTAGCGTTCGGGCTGTCGGGTAGCAATCTATTAACGGGGTTTTCTGCCTCGCCGTACTTAACAAGCACCCTCTTCGCCAATGACTTTAACATTCCCTCCCTAGCCTCTGGGTCTGTTACCTTTTCAATGTCCATCCTATCAGCTTCTTCTATAGCCATCGTTAGCATTTTAGCCTTTAGCGGCGTGTTGCCCTCTTGCCCTGTCCGCTCTAAGTGGTCTTGGATGGATTGGAAGGCGACATCATAAGGCTCGTCACCATCGAAGAAAAAACCCTTATCGTCAAAGCCCTCTTCTGCATTTGTCTTCTCTAGCAGAGGTGTCACGATTTTATTCATAAACGACCCGGCAGTTGATTTATTAATCTCACCGTTTGCCTCAGCCGCCATCACTTTATTTTGAAATCTAACAAGGCTTTCAAGGGAGCCGGAATATTTAATCTTGCCCTTTTTCTTTTCAATCTTTAAATCGGAATAGCCTTGCGCTAGCTCTACAATCGCCTCTTGCTGTTTGTCAATAGACACGGGATTACGCTTTAATAAACTCTTACGCATGGACGTAATCGCCTCCGAGTCTGCACCGCGACGCTCTAACTCCGTCAAGTCTGCAAAAGTCAGCTCACCATTTATATGCTTGTTGTATGTCTCTGTATTCGTTGTGGCAAAGGCCATGCTCCTCTCTGCCGCCGCTTTATCGTCCAAGGCTTCAAACGCAGCAACTGCTTTTTTCTTAAACGAGGACTTTTGCTGGTCGTCCATTGCGCCATTGTAATCGCCTCGGTCAATCTGGGTAATTAGCTCTTGAGGGTTGTCGCTATCTAAAACTGCATAGGCATCGTCACGGATGCGCTCGTTAGCCTGCCCCATTAGCGCCGCCTTTTCGCCGGCATCAAGCATCCCTGCGTATTGCTCGTCTGCAAGTATTTTCTTGGCCTCGCGTGGGTTCCTTTCTATCTGCCCAGCCATAAAGGAGTTTATCAACTTCCCGCTTTCTTGGTAGTGGAACTTTGCCCGCTCCTCTGGGGAGTGGCTCGCCGCCATGCCTGCCGTGGTTGAATCAAGGTCTTTTAGCACCTCGGCAAACTCTTTCGGGCTTTTAGATTCATAAGCAATCGGCACCAAATCCCGCGCCGCCTCTTCCGCCTTTGCCGCGAACACCTCCACCGAACGCCTATGCTCCCATTGGGTATTATTCTCGTGTTGTGCCAAATTGTGCGTTTCCATCTGCTTTAGAAAAGACGACTTTTGATCCTCATTCTCTAGCGTATCGGCATATTCTTGTGTGCGCTCCCGCGTTGCCTCTGCCTGCCTTTTAGCGTAACCAACTGGATTAGCCTCATTTTCTTTCTGGGTTTGCGCGTTATAGTCTATGTCATCTTTCTTCTTTCTAATAACAGCAGAATTAACCGCCGTCACGTCATTGGTGTCTTTTATTTTCTGTGTAACCTGCCCACCCAAATCAAATAGTTGGGCCGCACCTCTAGCAGTCGCTCCAGCCGCGCTGATCTGGCTTAAGTCAACCTGATTCGCCACTGGCCTGTCTAACACTAACGCCTTTGTGTAGTTCGGTACTCTCATTACGCCAACCTTGATAAGGAGCCAGCCGCCCCTGTTATGCCATTAATTAAACCCTGCCTGCCCGCTGACTTCGCGCGATCCGCTGTCAAGCGACCCTCTGCCACTTGCGCCTCAGACCTTGCAAAGCCTGACTTCTCTATTTCATCAAGATTCTCAGCGCCAAGCCTTCTTGTTTCCTCGAGCTTCAACAAGGGTGATCCCTCCAGGGTAACGCCACTAGCCAAATACGCTAGCCGTTGCCTATCTTGTGTTTCTTTTATGTTACGCCCTTCTATCTTTAGGCTCCGGTCTGTTTGTCTTTTGGTTTCCGCAGCAGCGTTCGCCGCTTGACTTTCGGCAAACCTTGCTTGCTTCTCGCCTTCCTTATTGGCTTGTATGCCACCAAAAATAGACGCTCCCGCGCTTGCGACTGCCGCAGCCGCTACAATCGCTGTTAATGCCGCCATTTATAAAGCCCTCGTTAAATTGGTCATTCCATCTTCTATTGTATCGCTGTAACCAGCGTTTATTAACTTGTCTATCAAGCCCTTGTGTTTTACTGACGACATCATCAATAAAAAACCCTGATTCTGGCCCTCTTCTATGGTGCGCTCTATCAGGAAATCAACCGATCCAGCCCGCAACTCTTTCGGGGCTGTTTTGTTCGAAACGAAATTTTCTGCCCAACACACACACGAATCTGTGCCATACAAGAAAGACGCAGCTAAATCTACCCCATCCTTTGAAACCACTATTCCCGTCTTTGGTAGCGCTATCTCGGGGAAGGCGGGCCACCCCCAATCCTCCCACCATTGACATAACGTTGGGTAATCTTCCTTAGTGTAATATCTACTTTCCATTAATTGCTCACACTCATATATGGCACTATTAACTGAATATTGCACGGAAACGGCTGATCTTGCGCCACAATTACGCGCTTCTCCCTGCTCCACCCGGCCTCTACCGAGCTACTGCCGCCATTCGTGTATCGCTCTTTCTTATCGCCAGTAAACATCAAAGGCGGCCTATTCATCTTCATTGACGCGGTGCGTTCTTCGATCTGGTTTAAAGAATAATAACCAGTACCATACTTTGCATACAAGGTATTTAAAAACCTAAAGCCCACAGAGTTGACCGACTTCTTTTTAGTCTGCGCCACTCCAGTAGTGCCGCCGCCCTCTAAGTCGTTAGTCTCCAGATAGCCCGTGTAGCCTATACCGATATGGACAACAGAGGCTTGCTCATCAAGGGTAATTCCCCCGGAGGAAACGGTTTTAGCGTCATGCTGCCCCCCATCTGTAACGACGGTAACACTCGCAGCCTCCAGATGATCCAAGCCAGATAACGATCCTGCTGTTAAATACCACTCCCCCGCCGGAATTGCCGTGGTGGCCTCGAAGTCCTCAAGAATTAAACACTCAACCACAGTTGCCGAGGTGTACGTGGTTATTTCCGCGCGCCCCGTTTCAAGTCCTGTAACGGATTTACGCCATATCTGCCGACCAACCATAGTAGCATCAAAGAAACTACCACTAGCTGTAAGCTCAATATCCGTCCCCGTTGTAGCTGCTGGGGTGATTGTAACGCTAGCAGCAAGCCCCGCAGCATCACCATAGTAAGAAACAGCCGAATCAACGTGTATGTAATTCCTTTGGTTTTCAAATAGTAGGTTTTCATATGTGGCCTGATCTACTAATTCAGCCGCCGCCGTGTCTCCGCTTAAATAATCTTCGCGGCGAACGTAATCTACAACATCAGAGTAATACTCTATATAGTACACAGTGGCCCCATTAACCGCCCGAGATACACACTGCCATAGCTGGCTATAATTGTTTACCCTGGGTACGGTTGCGATAGATTTAACGCTCCCGCTTGATGTGTGCCTATGCCAACCAGAAATAGACTCCGAATCCTCGATAGTCATGCCAACCAATACGCCATTGTTTTTGACTGCCCACATAACATTCGGGCGACCCTCTTGATACGCGATCTGGTTAACGCCAGAGCTTGTTATATGGTCAGCAATGGTATTTCTATCAGCGGGCCTATAACTATCAATAGCAGAGTCATACTCAAAGGAGCGTGTGATAAGTGAGTTACTTTGCATATAGAGGATTTGCGACCCCTTATCAATAGGCATAATATCAGCCACGCCATAGGAATTAGTGGGTTTGATTGATATGCTTGATGGAGTTACGACCGCATCTATACCGCCCGTTACTTTAAATATATCTTCAAGTGTACCCACAGAAAGAAAGTTCGACGTTCCCGTTAAGAATAATATGCGACCAACCTTACCCGCTACATCGTATTGTATCCCATCCGTTACACCCGCCGAGCCAAGCCCGAAATCTCCGTAATCCCCCGACTTGGAAAACCATATTCTGTTAGGGTTGTTATTGGAACCGGCATAAATTAAACGCTGCTCATACGCGCCAACCGCAGAGGGCCTATTATTTGCCGTCACCGTTAAGGCTGTTGGGGTGTGGTTAGCTATTGCCCAGTTAGTTACAGAAGTGAATGTAAGCGCCTGCGGAACATATGATGGGTGCGCTATATACATCACGCCATTTAATACCGGGCTGAATTTTAATTGCTTTAAGTCAGCCGAAGCAAATGGCGTTGTTACTTGGGTGATAACCGCCACCGTACCCGCTGAATCGTATGTGGTATACGCCGTGCTGTCCACGCCCGCCAGCTCAAATGTGTTTGCGCCAGTGTTAACGTTGGCAACTACATACTCATTGCCGTTAAGCTCCGTCATGCCGATAACGCTGGTAATAAAAATAGGATCACCGTTTGCGTAATTGTCCGCGCCGGAATATGTAACCACGGCAGGATTTGCCTTTGTGACCGCTGTTATTGCCTGTGCCGCTTCCGTTACGCGCCCGTTGTTTCGATAAAACCGAAGCTTTGTGTCAGTAAACTCCATCACGAATGATAATGATTCGCTGTAGTTGAACGTATAAAGAAACGCCTCTTCGTTATTCTGTGTCTTGGCGGTGTATATTGAGCCAGTCCTGTACCGGGCCATACCAGCAACCTCGGTGATGAAGTTCTCAACGCGCCGCCCGCCATTGTAGAACGCCGCTAGGTCGTGCCGCCCGTACAGCTTTGGGCTTAATTCGCCAGCAGAGAAGTCAGGGTATGATACGTTAGCCGAAACCATTAAAAGATAATCCTGTGTGAGTTTCTGTAAGAGCCATTCATGCGGGCCGATCTGTTTTTGCTACGCTCTATCCGCGTGGGTGATCGCTCCTGCCCTGAGATGGCACGGGCCATAGAGCCTTGCTGTTTCTGTAGTTGTGTGATTCTGTCCACATTGCCATTGGATTCGGTTGTTTTGTACGCAACCGCCAGAGCTAAATCAAGCGCAAAATACGAGATAAACATAGAGTCGAATTTAGTTACATCCTCTATATCATAAACATAACGCAAGCGCACGGACGCGGCATCGGTGGAGATGAGTACGGATTGCACCCCAAGGTGTGACTCTATCTGATACTCATCTGATAATATTAACAAACCCTCGTCAGACTCAATGGTAAGGAATCTAATGAAATCATTAGGGAGGGGAAAGGCTTTGGTGTAGCCGAAGTCCGGGGCTGTAGAGCTTGCCGCTATAATCTGGCGCTTCGTTGCGAATTTCCAAGGGTGTTCTCTTAATACCTTCTTGCGGCTTTGGTCGTACCACCGCGCATACATTTCTTCGTCTGGTGTTGTGGGGTCATCAATGTCGAGAATAACTGCCGCACTTAGCAAGTCTTGCGATAAATTACAAACATCTGTCTTTGAAGAAACCGCCATAAAATCCCCGTAGAGAAGGGGGGCCGAAACCCCCCAACCGTATTAGATTGTAGTATAAACAAAAGTAACGCGTATTTCTTCCGAAGTCGCAGAGCCGACGGTGTTAGCCGTCAAGCATAAGTCATAAGCCGCAGAAGGGTTTGTCTGACCTGATAAAGTAGCAAGCGACTGCGTGCCGTTTACAATATCAAGGCTGGTCATACCTACGTTATTCCATACCGCAATAGCTCTCGCTGTTGATAAGTCAAGCCCATCAGCAAGGACATCAACATCAACAACCGCACCAGAGTCAATTTCATATAAACCGAGGTCATAATCCGTTCCACTTGTGATAGTGCCGTGATGGATCGCAATATTAATAGGTACTGCGTTACTTGGTAAGTCAGAAAGAACGCGATATACAGACGCATCAGTGTCAGCCGCTACAACTACCGCCGTACCTACTGCCGTGAACGTTTGTGTCCCGCTTCCGTTTAGTGCCGCAAACTTCTTGCCGTTTCCGGCTTCTTTGTCAGTTTGTGAATATAAATCAACTACTGCCATTTTATTAACTCCTTAAATTTATTATGATACCGTTGCACTGAATGGCGTAACCTCAGCACCGCCGCCGGACACAAGCCAGGCCGTGACACTAAAGAACCCAGCAGCATAGTCAATGACCTCGATCCTATTGCCAACAATGCCACCAGTGGTAGCGGCGCCAGCCATAGTCAAAGTATCGTCACCAACTTCCGCCAGCCACATTTTACTGGTTCCGTCGGAATCAGTATCTTGTTGCATAGCTAACGAGCCGTCAAATACATCTGTAGCGTTAGCTACTTTGATAATATTCGCGTTTGATGTAGCTGTTACGCTAATCACAAACGTATACTTGTGGCCCGTTCCCGTTGCCGCTGGTAAGGTTACAATTGTCCCCGCAGCTTTACCAAAGGGAACCACCTTCCCGGCATGAAGTACCGCCGTTACCGTCAAAGTTGAGTCGTTCGCCGCTACAGCCGCTTGCGTGGATATATCGGCGACCGCATTAATCTCTGCTGCCGTGGCTGTCACCGAGGCTGGCAAACCGCTAGTCTCAATAACATCTAATCTTGATCTAACTGGATCAGTCATAATAACCCCCTTACGCTGTTACGCTAACTTTTTGAACTAGAGCGCCCTCAGTACGAACCGCACCAATCTCAAACACCACTTGCACTTGTGTAGTTTCGATTAGGTCGTTACGCTCTTGGACTTTGATTGACATTTCCTTGGAAATACCCAAGCAAATACCACGAGAACTAGCAGCCAGTAATTGACGTTGCGAGCTTACCGTTGGGATGATTGGACTAGGAACAGAAGCAGCGAAAGGAATTAAATCAATCCCTGATGCTTGTCTGATCTTGCCGCTTTCAACAACAAAGGCGCGGTTGAAGTCTGAGCTAATTAACTCTTCTTCGCCCATCAAAGCTGTGTGCTCATCACCTGTAATGGTCATAAACAGCCTTTCATCCTGCTCTGTGTTTACATCGTTATCCATAAAGTTTTGGTTAATCTCCAAAATCTTCTCATACGTCAGGCCCGATGTAGCATCAACAGTAAGAACGCCGTCTGCTGCAGCCGTCACAGTTGTCTCAAAATCACGACCAGTCAGAACGTCCGCAAATGCAGCGTTATAAATAGTGCGGTCATATTGACGTAGGGCGGCTTTAGAGATTGCACTTGCATACTCTGACTCTGGGCTTAGTAGCGCACCACGAACATCACTAGCATCAACCTGCAGGTTAACCACAAAGCGGTTACGTGTGATTTTACGTCTATTGTGTTCGATGTCATCGAATGTTGCGGGAACGTTGCGACCAGAAATAGCCCTTGCTTCTACACGACCAAGGCCGTCATAAGCAAAAACGTCACCGTTCATTTGCTTGAGTTGCACGTATGGTTTTAGTCTGGATGTCATTTGCTGAGCTTCTGCATGAACCATGTCAGAAAACTCAATGACTAATGCTTTATCAATTGAATCTACCATTAAAGTAGTCTCCTATTTGTGTGTAAAGAATAATTAATTCGATACGGTATCCGCATAGGAGCGGGCGCTATCTCAGGTCTTGTCCTGTGTCAGATGGGCTTTTACTAAGGTATCCATCAACACCATTATACATTAATAGGACACAATGACAACTATGTTTTATAGTAGCTCTGCACGGCCCCCTGTAGCTGCAAGATTCTTTCCCTCGTTGCTTTATGTTCCGGGTGTGTAAAGTCCTTCGCTATTGCCGAAGTTTTGAGCTTTGCTAGCTCTTGGCGGGTTTCATTGATCCCGCTTGTTGCCGCCTGCCCCCCACTAGTCAAAGAGCCTTCGCCCGTGTATTCCTTTCTGATCTGATCAATCTCGCCTTGCTTACCTTTGGTGTAAGACATCAATGCCGTCAGCACGTCAGGCATATCCGTAATCTTGGCAAAGGTTTCTTTTAACGATTGAGGCACGTGTTTGCTAAACTCTTGCTGGGTTAACTCCTCATACTTTGCCGCATCATCTCCAAAATGCTCTGCTGTTAACGCGTCATATTGAGCATCTAGCGCGGTCTGCCTCTCTGCCGTTGCCTCTCCTTCCTTCTCCGCCGCCGCAATCTCGCTCTGCAAGTACGCGCTGTATACAGCGTCAGCCTGCCTTTGTGTAAGTCCGGCCTTGTGTAATATTTGTGATGCAGTCTCTTTAAAGTCAGCCGTGTCGAAGCCTTCTGGCAGCCCCTCTGGATCAGTGAAGTTGTAGCTAGGCTCGTCTGGGCGGCCCATTGCCTTGTAAAAGCTATCCCACTCCGTATCTGTTGCGTCTTGTGATGGAATCCCGGCAGGTCGTTTGCCTATTAACGATTGCGCGTTGTCGTAGGCTTTGAACAAATCATCGCTTGATTTTATCTTCTCCGCCCAACCCTTGTCCTTGTACTCCCCTGGAACCTCGAAGCTTTGCTCTGCTAGAGGGGTTTCCGGCGTTATTTGTTGTTCCTGACTCAACATCTCTTCCATTTTTGGTCTTCCTTTTATAGTTAAACTCAATTTCTTTTAAGTGCTGTATTTTAATATGCTGACGGATGCCACCATAAACCCCACGCTTAACAGCAAAGAACTGTGTGGTCTGTAGGTCTTGTGATGATAAATAAGTAGCATCCCATTGGCACTCTTCCTTTATGGCTGCAAACACAATCTTACCGCTATCGGTCGCCGCCACCTCATTAATCGCCCTGCGCAATGCTTCGTCGTCTATTTCTATCATTGAACGGCTGCGTCCCCTTTAGCTAGCTTCTCGTATGTGCTAGCGCCCTGCTCCAGAAGTGCGGCCTGCTCTTGGCTCTCTAACCTCTCCCGCTCCTCTTTCATTAAAATGGCAACAGCATCGTCATCGCGTACAATGCCAGCAGGTAGGGCGCGAATATCGCCCATAATCTTTAAGCCTTCGTGTAAGTCTATTCTGTGTCTAACTGAATCATCAACCGCCATAGCTTGACTTGCAAACGTCATAATGTCGATAATCGCAATGTACTCTTCTGCCTTCGATGCGTTGGCGGCTTTCGTCTTGTACGTTATTTCGTACACATCCTCGCCTGCATCAATGAGCTTGACTATCTCATCAGGGAGGTACGAAATGGGCTTGCCCTCTTCGGCCCTTCTAACCTCTTCTTCGCTACCTTTAACAACGCCAAAGTCACCGTCACGCCACATAATGTTAATACTGCGCGTAATAACCAGCGTAAACAGCTCCGCTATCTGCCTCGAGAACAACCCAAGCAATGACGCGGATCGTATCTGATCGCGTATCTGGGCCTCGCCGAACGTCATTTGCACGTCATTGTTAAAATCAATCAACCGATCTATGCTAAAGTGCTGTCCTATTGTGTCGGTGAGCTTTTCCAGTCTAGCCTCTGCGAAAGCAATCTCAGGCGGGCTTCCAATGTCAAACACAGGTGGCGTGTTGCCTATATTGTTGCTTGCGTTAAATACGTTGATTGCCCGCGCAGACGTGTCTATGTATCCACCACCTAACATTCCATCATCAATCACGCCCTTGGGCATATCGAGAATCTTTTCGGTGGCAACAATAACCGCCTCGCGCAGCGCGTTGGCTTCCTTTATATCTGGCATTGCCGACATGCCGGGACTTCTGCCCATCTTCTCATAGGCTAACTTTCTAAACCTAGCGATAGAAATAGGAAGCTCCTCGAAGCCCTCTTCTTTCAGCAGATGATGCCCGTCATATTCTAAGTGCAGGGATTCAATGGGCATAGCTAACGCGCCCTTTTCTGCCTTCTTCTCTTTGCGAGGCTGTATCATTATTAGAATTTTAACTTTATCCTTCCTGTTACGCTCTGCCGCTTTCTTTGTTTTTTCGCTTACGTTCTCTTCGCCGTACTCATCAACAACCCTCTGGGCTTCCCACTCATAGAAGAGGGCTATTGTGTCAATCTTCCCGTTTTTCCCCTCGTCAAGGTATATCTCCTTTACGCCGTAAGCTTTAAACATTAACCGCGATTCGTCACCACTCTCTACACCCACACCCGAAGTACCGAAGATCATCTGATCAAGCATGTATTCATCCAACGCCAAGGCTAGGTTTGCGCGGGGATCGTCCATTGCCTTCGTTAGCTTCTTTGTCATGCTGTCGTAGAATTCGGTAAGCTCCGTAGACTCTGGGCCATCCTCTGGCGGTGTAATCTCGATAGCCTGCTTAGCGGTGCCGGGCCACAACATACCCAAGAGCGCACTTGCTGAGCTATAAGCTGCAAAGGTTCCCGTTGAATCGTATATATCCTCAGTAAGGAACTCACCACTTGATGGCTGTCCCTCAAAGTTTTGTTTCATTTGCGAGATGAATTC